GTGAATCGACTTTAGTGGATTCACCAATGATTTGAGACAGCCCTATGTCTTGTTTGATATTTAGTCCACTCAACTTACCACCCTGAGTTGCATTATTAATTGCATTTAGGATGTTACTTTTTATTACGTCGAGTTCATCAACAAATTTACTATTATCAGAATTAGTTGTTGATAATAATTTTTGTATTAAATCGTTGAGACTGTTATCTTCTTGTGGCATTCTGTTGTTGTATTCTCTCGTTTTCTTCTTTAATATGGTCCTGCAACATTCCAACGTATATCTGTCTCTCCCAAGGGATCATATTATCTAATTCAGTCAAACTGTATTTATGATGTTGCATCATTGCAAAGTTAGTTTGATAGTGATTAGCTAAAGATTCGTGCGAAAGACTTAGATAAAAAAATCACTCAAGCCTGAAAGGGTGCGTTCATTATCATGACCGCATGATCGGCATTTATATTTAAAAGTGTGTTCTAGTTTAGGTTGATTCTCAATATATTTTTGAATTATCTCAAGATGTGAATGACTTAAAGAGTCTACAAATGCTACAAGCTCTTTTTGACTGGTTTCATCTGTATGATATACGTTATCTGCATCATAGATTGATTCAATAGAAGCGATAATTGATGCTGTAATATCTTGGTCTACCTTATCCATATCTTTGACACGGACCGGTCGAAGAACAAGCCCTATGTCATTACTTAATTCAACTTTATTATCAACCACGACTTCAGGCCAAATAACTTTTGCTTCAGTGAGGTCAACATCAACTTCATTTGTTTTTCCGCATTCGTCACACTTAATATTAAACTGTACTGATTCACCAACACTAATGGCTCTCAGTTGAAGGAAAATATACTCAAGATCGAATAGAGTAAGATTATTTGGCTTAATTTTTTCAAACGAGCAAACACTAATAATATCTTTAATGGCTTTTAAAATATTTTTATCATTTTCACTTTGCTGTGCCTGAATTAAAATCTTTTCTTCTTTTACAAGAAAAGGTCGAATTTCAATATTTTCTTTCGTTGAAGGAACTTCAATCGTGTGTTTAGATGTTTCTAGTATTGGTAATGGCATAATATGTTAATAATTTAGTTATAATATATTTATATAATTTAAAACCCAAACAATCCGAGTATTCTTCTAGCCGTATTAACTTCTGGCGGTAGTTGTGGTATAATTGTTGGGGGTATTCTTCTACTGATAGGTATTGGCAATGGTTGAACACCACCTTTATCAGGTATAATATTACCTGATGGAGTTCTATCCACTTGTGTCGCTTTACGATCAGGCTGTATTCCACCATTAAGATCAATATTACCTGATGGAGTTCTGTCTGTTTTCACTTCTTTAAGACCAGGCTGTATTCCACCACTAGGATCAATAGTGGGCTGATATTTTTCATTAATTGGGTATTCTTCAAAGTCGCGATACGTCATTGTTACATTTAGTTTTTGCACTGCATCTGTAGTAGCATCACTAAATTCGACGTTTTGAACTTGCGTTGGATACGCATCAATAAGTTTAACTAAATATACCTGTTTTAATTGCTGATCAAGTTGATGTATGAAAATATCTATTGTATAATCTTGTTTATAACTAACTTCGTACGTATCACGATTAACAATTGTATTAGTCCATTTACTAAAGATATCTTTAATAAAAAAATCATTTGTTAAATTAAAACTAAAGATAACATCTTCATTAGCATATCCGTTAGGTCTCTTCACAGATTGACGCATCATTGTATCATCAACAGTCAACATTTGTCGACCAGGCATATTTGTTGCGTCACAGAAAAATTCCAGATCTGATAATTGTCGTGGATTTATTCCAGCGACGCCTGGAAATGAAATACTAAAACGATTGCCCCGTGCAAGACCTCTATGGCTTGTAATAGTACTTTTTAAATTATCTATAAACTTTGTATCCATTTTATATCATTTCCCGCGATTTTTTCCAAACAGTTTGTCTAGTATTATTAACGAATTTATCTGTTGGAAGAAAGAGTGCAACTTCCCACTCTGTTGCAGGAACTTCTGTTATTTTTGATTGTACGTGACTTGTAAGATAACGCTTAAAGCACGGTTTAAACATATCTAGCTTTGATGCGCTTTTTAAAAAATTATACGATAAACGAAACCGTGTGCTTTCATCATATTTTTTATTACTTGTAAATTCTGTTAGATAATCAAAAAACTTTGCTCTAAGCATGGGAGGCAAATAGTGGAGGTTTAGTCCAGTGAACCCACCTTCAACTTTATCGATTAAAATAATTAAAGGAAATCTATCATAATACGGCAGATCAGCCTTTGTCTTTGGATCATAGAAGTACATATACATACGACCAGCCAACGGTTTTGATACTCTATTTAATTGAGAATCTTTTAATATGTTGTTATTGTTAACTCTGGCAACGCTTCGCAATCTTTTTTGAAACCATTGAAGTGATTGCTTTGACCGAGGTGTAACTCCAGCCCGAAATGCGTCGCCTTCTAGCTTTTCAAAATAAGAGGTCTTTGGCATATAATGTATTTATATCATTTATTCTTTGGTAAGACAAGCTTTATTCCAAAGGATTGTATTTCAACCTCAGTCCATATTGCAAATTCCCAGCCACGATTCTCACAATACTCTTCAGCAGCTTCCCATTTGGAAGTGTTCTTTACGTATTGCAAAACCTCAGTGATATATCTTTTAGTCTTTTTAGACTTTACTTTAGGTTCTCTTGTCTGCGCTTTAGGTTTGATCTCAATGATATATGTTTTACCATTATCCATTTTTATTTTTAGATCAGTGAAGTATCTGTGAGGCTTACCATCAGTCTTACATCTATATGGTATAACAACTGTTTCCGAGCCCCATTTTAACACCTTTGGATGATCGTCCAGCCATCTAAAGACCTGACGTTCCCAAAGTGAACGAAATGTACAATTAGAAGAATCACCTTCATACTTATTTATATTCTTTACTTTATATTTTCCTCTATAAGTCATTATAAATATATATATGAGTAAAACAGAAGATTACAGAGCAGATTTAATGTTTCCGTCGACATTGGGATCAGACAAAGTCGCTGCAAAGAATTCAATTGCAGTGTTTCATGCGGAGCTTAAAAAAGAAAAAGATCTTGGCTATTCTATTTATCTGCCTTCACCAACTGGTTTAAGCGTTAATGATCAAGCGACATACAACACAACTGATTTTGGTGTAATGGGTGCAAATTCCGGCGGTCTTTTCGGTGGAGGTGTTAGACAAGCCTTTAAAGCTGCAGGATTAAAAGTTGGCAAAATGGCTGGTGGACTTGGAGGTATGACAGGTGAACAAGTTGAGAAAGCTGCAGGCACTATTACTAACCCAAACACAAATACAACATTTAGTGGAAGTGCGATTCGTTCCTTTTCATTTACATATAAATTTATACCAGAGTCTGAAGCTGAAGCGGAGACGGTTAAACAAATTATTCGACGCTTTAAGGGATTATCATACGCTTCGACAGCTAATAGCGACAAAGAAAACCCTGCAAGTATTATCCTCACATATCCACCAATTTGGCAAGTTAAATTTTTAAAGAATATAAATGGTGTTTTTCAAGAAAATCGATTTATGCCAAAGATCTATGATTGTTATTTAACAACAGTTACAACAAACTATAACCCAAATTCAAATGCATTTTTTAAGGGTGGTGCTCCAGTTGTAATTGACTTATCACTTACATATCAAGAAACACGTGCACTGACCAGAAATGATATTGATAATATGGAAAACGAATTAGATCAAGAAGGAACTTTCAACGAGTCTAGTGATAATAATAAACAAATACCTCCACAAAAAGTTTCCAGTTAAACGAATAACACATTTTAATTAAACTTTATAGATATGAGATTTTTTTCACAATTTCCAAAAATACAATACGATTTAAAAAATGATAATGTCTTATCAGATATTATTAATATATACCGTCATGTAGATGTAAATGAAAACTTAATTGACGGCTTTTTAAATTATAAGTTTGAAAGAATAGAAGATGGTGAAAGACCTGATCAAATGGCATTTCGTTTGTATGATAACTCAAGTTTTTATTGGACATTTTTTATAGTAAACGATTTTTTAAAAGAAGGTTATACTGCATGGCCTAAAGGACAAATTATACTAAATGAATTCATTGAAGATAATTATGATCCGTATTCTGTATTAGCTGTCGATGCCGCAACACTTCAAATTATTTGTAGCCTTCCAACACCTTTAAGTCAAACTATTACAATTGGCAATAACGAAGGAATTGAAATTTATAAAATTGATGAAACCCGACAGCAAATCTGGCTTAAAGGTTCGTATTCCATTTTAGACAATGTTGAAAATGAAGCCTTTGAAATTACAGGTTATGAAGGTTCTCCATTAGTATTGACGGCGATCGATGGATGGGCGAGCGCAGCAAATGCACCAATGACTTATAATATTTTTGATTCTGCCACTGGAGACATTATGCTTACAACAGATTTTGTTTCTTATAAAAGACATTTAGAAGATGAAGATGAGCAGCGCTCTCTTATTAAGATTATTAGACCAGGCTTACTTAGTGCATTTATTGATACGTATAAAGAATTAATCAATGAATAATATCCCAAAAAACTTCGCCCCCGCGGGAGAAACAGCATTTATACCTTCAAGTATAAATCTAAAGTCAGTAAAACTTACAAATCATTCAGGATCGATTTATGAGTTACGACCTATTATAGATAACTTTTCTATTACTGAAAGCATTTATAGCACTAGCATTATTGTAAATTTAGGAATAATTGATAGTAATAATTTAATTGAAGATCTTCAATTGATCGGTCAAGAGAAAATTGAAATTGTAATATCACGTAGTCAACATGAACTTAATAATGATGAAGAAATAATACTTGATTTATTAGTTACAGAATTTCCACGATACAAAAGAGAGAATAGCGAGAATGTCCAATCATTCAGTATAGCTGCAGCTTCCTCTTTTTCAGTGTATGATAAAACTTTTAAAATATCGCGGGCATATAATAACAATACTTCCGATGAGATTAAAAAAATATTACAAAACGATTTAAGCGTCGCTAAAATAACAGAATTAAGTGCATCTATCTCACGGTCCCGCGGAATTCTTAAATGGCAGCATCCTTTACAAGCTGTAGAATATTTTAGAAAAAATACATATAATGATGTTAGCTCACCATTCTTCGTATTTCAGAAATTAAATGGAGAAGTTGTAATTGCAGCACTATCAGATTTAGTTACAGCTGAACTATATGGCACATACTTTGATGGCAAAGAATACACTAGTAAGCCAATGTCAAGGGATGATTATATTGAGCGCTCAACAAGAATGATTAATACACAATCAGAATTAAAATTTGGAAAGACATTTAATTCACTGCGGGGTGCATATGCCTCTGAAAATAATTATCTAGATTACGGCAATAAAACATATACAAAGATAGATTTTACTTATAATAACTTTGATGTTTCAAATACACTTAATAAGAAAACATCATTATCTAAAACATCAGATATAGATTATTCGACTACGTATCAAGCACACTGTGAGTATATTTCAACTAATGAGTTTTCATATGAGGGTGATACGCATAATCATAATAATTTGAGAAAAGACAGTGGGCATATCTTAAACGCGTTTAATGAAAATCTAGAATTTACTACACACAATATAGAACTTTTTGGAGATAGTTATTTAAATGCAGGTAGTGTTATAGAACTTAAATTTCCAAAAGTGATAGACCCACAAGCACGAGCAACTACTCTTTATAATGATGATTCAAGTGATATATACGATCAAAGTTTAAGTGGTAGATATATAATTATATCAGCGGTGCATCGATTAGAAGACGGCGAATATTATACAAATGTGCGCGTCAAAAAAGAATCTTTAAATATTAATATATGATTGAAAATTTTATAGGACAAACATTTGCTTGGTTTACAGGTGTCATTGAAGACATTCATGATCCAAAAGAAATGGGCAGAGTACGCGTAAGATGTTATGGTTATCACAATAGTGATAAGATAGAGATTCCGACAGAAGAATTACCTTGGGCGACACCAATGCTTCCAGTTACGTCAGCTTCAATGACTGAACTTGGTCAATCAGCAACAGGCCTGCTTCATGGCTCTTGGGTTGTAGGGTTCTTTCGTGATGGACCTAATGCACAAGATCCCATTATTCTTGGCAGTATACCATCGATATCTTCAGCAGTAGATTATAACGTAGGGTTTACTGATCCAGATAAAAGATATCCAGTGAACACAAAACTTGATATTGCTGAGACTCCACTAGCTGCTAAGAGTATTGATGAAGCCTATAAGAAAGCATTCTCTTACACAAAGAAAGTGGAATTAAGAGAAGCACATGATGAAGTTCCTACTGCAAATGCTGCTCATGAAAATTTATGGAAATTCCCAGACATCGATTCAGTTATAGCACCACAATATCCTAAGAATCATGTCATTGCTTATGAGAAAGCGACAGATACTTTAGAAGATTCACACATTGTTGAATTCGATGTTACACCAGGACAGGAAAGAATCTCAACCATTCATAGAACTGGTACTTATAGAGAGATCACTCCAACTGGAGATGAGACAAGTGTTATTGTTGGAAATGACTTTCAAGTTGTTGTTAAGAATCAGAATGTAAATGTGATTGGTAATTGTAATCTCACAGTTGATGCCAATTGTTCAACATACATTAAAGGTAATTGGAATATTCAAGTTGATGGCAATATAACAAAAAGAGTTGGTGGTTACGAAGATATTGAGATCGGTGAACATCAAAAAGAAGTGATTACCAAGTATCTTTATCAAGAAACTAAAACTGGAACATGTACAGAGAAATATGGCGGCAATCAAACAACTACTGCTCCAAATATCTTCCTTAATTAGTATAAATAGAACGTATGGGAATAGGACTATCAGATTATAATGAAACAAAAGCGTCTAACATCGCTACAAAAAATGTCTATACTGATATACCCTTGTCGTTTAAAAAACATCCAGTTAAGAATGATATTGTTCCATTAAAAGATTTAGATGCTATTAAACAGTCCGTTAGGAATATTATATTAACAAATCAAGGGGAAAGACCATTTCAAATGGGCATTGGTGGAAATGTAACGCGATATTTATTTGAACCTGTTACCCCATTAACAGCATTTTCCTTAAAAGAAGAAATAATAAAAACACTGCGAAGAAACGAAAGTAGAATATCAAATACACAAGTGAATGTGGTTGCTGATATAGACAGAAATATGTTTAATGTTATAATAGCATTTAATGTAC